CTGTTTTAAATTCCCCCCAAAACGGCTCAAGAAGCCACGAAAATGATTGAGAAGGTCATAACAGGTCACCAAGACCCCCTAGAAGCCTCAAACGGGCTTCAAACGGTTTTGGGTAGGGACACAGAAGGGCAAAACGCCCTATTTGGCGTTCAAACGCCTCGAATTCACACGCCACTCAACGATTTACCCTCACGCGGGCATGAATTGGTTGACCTAGCCAGCAGTCTAAAGATTGAATTGCTTGAATGGCAAAAATTTGCGCTTATTCACACACACAAGGTCAAGCCTGACGGTCGCTGGGCGTCACCAGTCAACACGATCGTGGTGGCACGGCAAAACGGCAAATCGTTTTTGCAGCTGATAAGAATTCTTGGCGGTCTTTTCTTATGGGAAGAAAACTTGCAAATTGGTTCGGCGCACCGCTTGTCCACGTCGCTGGAACAATTTAGGTCAATGGTTCAAATTATTGAAAAGAATGATTCACTAGCAAAACAGGTCAAAAAGATTCGTTGGCAGCACGGCGGTGAAGAAATCGAGACAAAGGCTGGAAATCGCTTTATTGTGCGCGCTGGTGGTTCGGCCGCCCGTGGTGTTTCCCGACCTTCAACAATTCACTTGGACGAATTGCGCGAAATGACGGACATTGAAAGTTTTGCCTCATTGCGTTACACCCTCATGGCCGCGGCAAATCCCATGGTCATGGCCTACACAAATGCGGGCGATTCTTCCTCCGTAGTGCTGAACCAATTTCGGGACAGGGCATTGGCCAGCATTGCGGGGGTCGAAGACGACATTGCTTATTTCGAATGGTCTGCACCAACTGACGAAATTAGCGTTGAAAACGCACGGCACGCAAATCCGTCAATGGGCACGCTCATTCATGCCGACAACATAAAATCCGTGTTGAATGACCCGCCCGACGTCGTAATGACTGAAGTCTTGTGTCGCTGGGTTGTCGCGATAAATAGCGCGGTTGATTCTGCTTCATGGGGCAATTGCCTTGATAAGATGGTTGACCTTGACCCTGACAAATTGACGTGGCTTGCAATTGACTTGTCACCCGATCGTAGGCACGCAAGTCTTGTGGGGGCGCAAAAACTTGGGGACGAAAAGTTTGTGGTCAAATTGCTTCACACTTGGACAAATGACTTGCAATTGGACGATAAGGCCATTGCCAACGAATTAGCAGACTACGCACGCAAATATCCGACCGAATATGTGCTTTACAGTAGAAAGACCAGTGGGGCGGTTGCTGCGCGTCTTGCACCCGCTGGGATTCCCGTTTATGACATGGACACCAGTTATCCGCAGGCTTGCGACGAAATGCTTTCAGCAATTAACAGTGGACGTTTAAAACACAAGGGGCAGAGCCAATTAAGTGAGGAAGTTTTAGCTGCGGTTCAATTACGGCGTGGCGACGGGGGCTGGGTTATTGGACGCAGGGCGTCACAGTCGGTTGTTTGTGGCGCAGTGGCCGTCAGTCTTGTTTCGCATTTTGCGACACGCCCAGACAATGACCTTGACATAATGGTGGGCTGAACGTATAAGCCTGCCACAATTCGGGCATGGCATTTTCTGATCTATTCGCACGCAAGGTTGACGCTGCCGTTCCAGCGAAGACCATTGACGTGGACGCAGCTGCGGTTGCACCTTATTACAGTGAAGTAGGCAACCTATTTCTATTCGGTGGAATAGTCACCGCTTCACGTGCTGAAGCAATGAGTGTGCCAACCGTAGCGCGCGCCCTTGGAATCATTCAAACAATCGCTTCACTACCAATGCACACACGCAACGAAGCAACGGGCGAAAAGGTTACACAACCGCGCGTTATCAACCAGCCTGACCCAAGAATTCCGGGGTCAACGTTTTGGGCGTGGATTATTTCCGATTTGTTCTTTTTTCCAAGTGCGTATGCCTACGTTATGGACAGGTATGCCGATACGGGCAAAATCCGCGCAATGGAACGCATTGCACCTGAGCGAGTAACAATTACAACAAACGGCATGGGTTATGAAATTGCAACGTATTCAATTGACGGCGCATTTGTTGACCCAGCAAACCTTGTTGTCTTTCAAGGTTTCCAAGAAGGATTACTAAGTCGCGCAGGTCGCACAATCCGTGCAGCGGCGGCCTTAGAGCGTGCAGCAATGAATTTTGCAGTTGAACCAATTCCGCAAATGGTTTTGAAGTCAAACGGAACATCATTGCCCGCAGATCGTGTTGCAAAGTTGCTAAGCGCATGGCGCACGGCACGTGCTAACAAATCCACCGCATTTTTAAATGCTGACGTCACCCTGGAGACGCTTGGCTACGACCCAAAGAATTTGCAGTTAAATGAGGCACGAAACTACGTTGCACTTGAACTATCACGTGCAGCAGGCTTGCCCGCTTACTTTACTGACGCACAACAATCCACGTTCACCTATTCCAACGCCTTGGACAAAAGGCGCGACCTTGTGGACTTTGCTTTCAGAAATTACATGTCCATAATTGAAGAACGCCTTTCATTTGCTGATTTCACACCAGCAGGCAACAAAGTGCGTTTTGATCTTGACGATTTCTTGCGTGGCAATCCTTACGAGCGCGCGCAAGTGTACGAAATCTTGAATCGAATTGGCGCAATGTCAATTGACGAAATACGCGAGGAAGAAGACCTACTGCTATGAAAAAAGTAATCACACCAATGCAAATCACCGCAGCTGATTCCAACAGTCGCACAATAACTGGGCGCATTGTCACGTTCGAGGAAACTGGCAACGCTTCAATTGGCAAGGTTCAATTTGCCGCTGGCAGTATTGAAGCCACGGCCGTATTGCTTAACCTAGAACACGACCGCACACGTCGTATTGGCAAAACACTTTCAATTGAATCAAACGACAAAGGAATTGAAGCAACTTTCAAAATTGCAAACACAACTGCGGGAACTGACGCACTTGTTGAAGCGCAAGAAGGTTTGCGCGACGGATTCAGTGTTGAAGTTTCATTTGACGAATACGAAACACTTAAAGACGGAACAGTGCGCATTTTGAAGGGTGAACTCACTGGGGTTGCATTAACTAGCGAACCAGCAATCCGATCATCACGTGTCACCGAAGTAGCAGCAACAACAGGCGAGGAAGAACAGATTTCGGATTCGACAATCGAACCCGAAGCAACACCAACAGAAAAGGACGACGAAGTGGAACAAACCGTTACACCAGCGGAAGCCGTCGAAACGGTAGAAGCCGCACAGTCAGTAACCGCACAATCAAACGCAGTGGGTGGTTGGAAGTCAACACCACGCATTGAGTTAACTGCTGCAAAGTATCTTGAAAACAAGGTTCTTGCTGCAACAGGCGACGAAAACGCACGCCAATACGTTTTGGCAGCAGACAACACAACCGACAACGCTGGACTTGTTCCAACACGTCAGTTGAGTGAAGTTGTCAACGGACTATCAACGACAATCCGCCCAAGCATTGACGCGATTTCTCGCGGTGCATTGCCTGACGCTGGAATGACTTTTGAGATTCCAAAAATTACAGTTGCACCAACAGTGGCAGTAACGGCTGAAGATGCAGCGTTTTCAGATACAGACCAAAACTCAGCGTTCCTTTCAGTGGACGTTAAGAAATTTGCTGGGCAACAAAAATTTAGTGTTGAGTTGCTGACTAGAACTTCGCCCCTCTTTTATGACGAGTTACTTCGTAATATGGTCGCGGCCATGGCTAAGGCACAAAACTCATACGTCAACGGGTTGTTAATTTCAGGCGCGTCACTAGACGCAACAACAGTTGCAACATATCCAACCGCAGCTGAATTGCTTGGAATTATTGGTCGCGGTGCAGCAAGCGTTTATGGCGCAACTGCTGGACTTGCAAATCCATTTGCACGCAACATGATTGCGTCAACTGGTCAGTGGTCAAATTTGATGACTTTGAATGACGCTGGACGTCCAATTTATTCACAGGTTTCAAACCCTATGAACCAACCGGGTGTTGCAGTGCCAACAAGTTTGACAGGAAACGTCGCGGGGTTAAACCTGTACGTTGACCCAACAAACGGTGGCGACGGCGACGGCACATTGCTAATCGTCAACCCTGACGCTTACACATGGTACGAAGGAACTTCATACCAACTACGCGCAGAATCAACTGCTGACGGTTCTATCACAGTGGGCGTGTATTCATTTGGTGCAGTCGCGACAAAAATTGCAGCGGGCGCATTCAAAAACAATAAGGCGTAATCGCCACAAACTAATCATGCGGCGGGTTCTCCCGATCTCGCCGCAGCAGACTGAAAGGAACGGACATGCCAGCCATTGTCACTGCAAGTCAATTGCGCACGGTGCTTGGCGTGTCCGTTTCACTTTATTCAGACGCTTATCTTGACGAAATTATCAACACCAGTGAAGCGGTCATTTTGCCAATGCTGGTTGCAAACACTTCAGCAATTAACGCTTACAAATTAGAATCCAACGTGGCTTATTTCTACACGCAACGTGAACATCATTTTGTGACTGGTCAATCCGTCATTGTGACTGGTTTGCCAGCACCCTTTACCGCAACCCACGTCGTTGTTGATTCTTACGATTACTATTTCACCGCAGCACTCACTTCAACCAACGTGACTTTGCGCGACATAATCCCAACAGGCACTGCCACACTTTCAGGCTATTCCGCAGCTGATATTTACGCCACAAGTGCGCCAATTGAATCAGCAGTGCTTGCAGTCAGCGTTGAGGTGTTTCAATCACGCGTTGCAGCAGGCGGTCAGATTGAAGGCGTAGATTTTGCCAGCACGCCGTATCGCATGGGTAGAAGTTTGACCAACAGGGTGTCCACATTACTTATGCCATTTTTAGACGTTGAAACGGTTTGTCAATAATGCCAGCCAATGCCGTCGCTGACACCCGCGCAGCCTTAGCCACTGCCTTTTCCGCACTTTCGGCAACCTGCTACGCCTCTGTTCCCGAATCGCCAATTCCACCAGCAATCGTGATTGTGCCCGATTCGCCTTATATGGAAGTTGTGTTGATTGGCAAGGCAAAAACACAGGTCAAAATTAACTTTGCAATCACTGCAATTGTTGCTTCAAATAGCAACGCTGGTTCGCTAGATAACCTGGAAAAACTCATAATCGGAATTCTTGCGGCAATGCCCGCAGGATACGTTGTTGGCGTTGTTGAGAAGCCGACAGTGTTGGAAGTAGGACAAAGCCCAATGCTGGTTGCTGACATTAACGTTTCGACGTACTACACACAAACTACTTAAAAGGAGATAACGTGCCAACAACGATCATCACGGGTCGCGATTTAATCTTGACGATCGCGACCGTTAACTACGACGCGCAGGCGACCAGCGTGGTTCTAAGCAATGCACCAACAGTCACCACATATCAGACACTTGACGGCAAGGCTTACAAGCACATTGACGACCAGTGGACTTTGGACGTCGAAATGCTTGCAGACTGGGGTGCAGCTTCATCACTTTGCGAAGCACTTTGGACTGCATGGGAAGGTTCACCAAATACAGTTTTGGCGGTTTCGTTAACTGCCGCAACTGGTGCGGTTTTCACTTGCAACGTCATGCCAGTTGTTCCGTCAATCGGCGGTGCAGCACCTGACGCACAGACAGTTTCACTATCATTCGTGGTAGTAGGAAATCCAAGCGAAACGTTCTAAACCTAACAATCGGGAGACAAAATGAAACTACCAATCACAATTGAATACACCAACGGGGATCAGATAACTTACACGGCTGCGCCCCCTGAATGGGTTCGTTGGGAAAAACACACGGGTAACACCATTGCACAGGCACAGGAAAAAATCGGAATATCCGATTTGGTATTTCTTGCCTATCACGCCATGAAGCGTGAGGCAGCGGGCAAGCCAGTGAAACCGATTGACATTTGGACTGAAACAATTTCTGAAGTCATTGTCGGTGAAGCAAACCCAAAAGCCACCCAGTCGGAAGCCTCGCAAGAGTAGTTTGGGAATTAGCCCTAGCAACAGGGTTACCGCCCAGCGAATTCGAAGCAGCTGAAGACATTCTGACAGTGTTGGAAATCTTGGAAGGACGGGCAAATGGCAAGTGACGCAATTTCTTACGACAAGAATGAGTTGCGTGCCATTGTCCGTTCCTTTAAAGCAATGGACGAAGAAGCGACAAAGCAAGTCAAAGTTGCAACCAGCGAATTGGCAATGTGGGTGCAGGGCAAAATCAAGGCAACCGCTGCCACGGTAACACGCAACAAGGTTGACAATCGCGTTGCCGACGGTTCAAAGGTTTCCAAGTCTTCCAAAATTGGTGAAATTTCATTTGGTTATGCAGGCCAAAAACTAAGCGGTGGGGCTACAACGCAACAGATTTGGGGCGGTGTCGAATTTGGTTCAAACAAATACAAGCAATTTCCAGTGTGGTCAGGTCGTGAAGGTCGTGGGTCACGCGGTTGGTTTATCTATCCAACCCTGAGAAGTGTGCAACCCGATGTTGTGAGAAAATGGGAAGAATCGTTTTCCAAGATAGTAAAGGAGTTTGACTAATGGCTGGTAGTCGTACCCTTAAACTTTCCATACTTGGTGACGTTGACAATCTTAACAAATCCTTAAAATCTGCAAGCCAAGACGTTGACACATTTGGCGACAAAATGGGCAAGGCTGGCAAAATGATTGGAGCAGCGTTTGTCGCTGCCGCTGCTGCCGCAGCCGCTTATGCGGTCAAAATAGGCATTGACGGGGTCAAGGCGGCGATTGCCGACGAACAGGCGCAGACACAGTTAGCCCTAGCCTTAGAAAATGCCACAGGGGCAACCAAGGGTCAAATTGCTGCAACGGAACAATCTATTCTGAAAATGTCACTTGCCACGGGTGTGGCTGACGATCAGTTGCGCCCAGCCTTGGGACGCTTGGTGCGTTCAACTGGGGACATTACAAAGGCGCAAGATTTACTGACAACCGCGCTGGACATTTCGACGGCGACAGGTAAGCCACTGGAAACAGTTGCCAACGCCTTAGGCAAGGCTTATGACGGCAACAGTGCTGCACTAGGCAAATTGGGAATCGGTCTATCAGCTGCCGAATTGAAGACTATGAGTTTCACACAGGTGCAAGGTCGCCTTTCAGATTTATTTGGCGGCGCAGCAGCACGCAATGCAGACACTTATGCTGGACGCATTGCCCGCATGCAGGTGGCATTTGACGAAGCCAAAGAGACAATTGGGTTTGCCTTGTTGCCAATACTTGAAAAACTTATGACATTCATTAACGACAATGCACTTCCAGCAATCAACGCATTTTCCAAGGCTTTCAGTCTGACTGAGGGTGACGGTTTTGGCAAGGTAATCAGCGACGTAGGTTCAACAATTAAGAAAACAGTGCAACCAATCTTTGAAGGCATGAAAGCAATTTTTGACAATGTCAAAACCGCGGTGATGAATAGCAAGGACGAATTTTCTGCATTTTATGACGTTGTTAAATTTGTTGCGCCGTTAATTGGTTCTGCAATTGGTGGGGCACTAAAAATTGTTGGCGATATTGCTGAAGTGGTAATCACAATTATTGCAAAGGTATTAAGTGCAATCAAACCTTTATTGAACACCGCCATTGACGGAATTAACCTAATTATTAAGGGTTACAATCTTGTCCAATTTGGCAAAGACATTCCACTAATTCCTAAAATTGGCACTGGATCATCATTTGCAACAGGCGGCGCACCAGGGGCAATTAGTGGTGGCGGTTCAAGTACGTTTTCAAGTAGTGGGTCAGGCACGGCAAGTAGTGGGTCAGGCGGAATGACTGGTGGCGGTGTGGCAGCAGCCGCACGGGCTGGGGCAAGCGTTGCTGCCGCAATTGCTGGTGGTGGATTTACTGATTCACAAAATGCAGCACGGTTGGCAGCTGCTGGGGGCGGTGGCTTCACCGATTCCCAAAACGCCGCACGCATAAGCATTACGGTCAACGGGGCAATTGACAAAGAGGGCACGGCGCGAACCATTGTTGAAACTTTGAATAATTCCTATTACCGCGGCACTGGTGGTGCAACCGCGCTTGTGGCAATCTAATGACGCAATGGAATCCCATTTGGCTGGTTGAGATTGACGGCGTTGAATACACCGACGCAGTTTTGGCAAACTTGGTTATTCGTAGCGGTCGGACAAATATCTATGAGCAAGCGCAGGCGGGTTACGTCAATCTTCAGTTGATTGACCTTGCACAAACAATTGTCCCAGTGGCAATCAACTCAACAATTAGTGTTTCGGTCAAAGATACGGCGGGCACGTTCGTTGCAATCTTTGGTGGCAACGTCGTGGATATTGGCTTGGAAGTGCGTGAAGTAGGTTCGACAACTTTCACGCAGACTTACTCAATCACCGCGCTTGGTGCGTTGGCGCGGTTGCCAAAGTCGTTGACCAACGGCGTACTTTCCAAAGATTTTGACGGCAATCAGATTTACACAATACTTTCAGACTTACTGCTCAACACTTGGGCTGAAGTGCCTGGGGCATTGACTTGGGCAACGTATGACCCAACAACAACTTGGGCAACTGCCGAAAACGTAGGACTTGGAGAAATTGACCAACCTGGGGATTATGAATTGGCAGCACGGTCTTCAAGTCGGACTGACGTTTATTCACTGGTTTCAGCACTTGCCACCTCAGGTCTTGGTTATATTTATGAGGACGCGCAAGGTCGAATTTCATACGCCGACGCAACTCACCGCAGCCAATATCTCACTGCCAATGGCTACGTTCAACTCACGGCAAATCAAGCCCGCGCAGCTGGATTACGTACTGAAACACGTGCAGGCGACGTACGTAACGACGTTACAATCAAATATGGTGCAACAAGCAGTGCTGAAAAATCTGCCAGTGACGCAACTTCAATTTTGACTTACGGAACACTTGCACAGATCATTACAACAACACTTCACAACGCTACCGACGCTGAAGACCAAGCCGATTTTTATTTGGCACTACGCAAAGACCCACAAGCCATTTTCAGCGAAATCACATTTGACCTAACAAACCCTGAATTGGACGACGCAGACCGCGACGATTTGATTGGAACGTTCATGGGGCAACCCGTGGCAATCAACGACCTACCTTCAAACATGGGTTCAATCTTCCAAGGATTTGTCGAGGGCTGGTCGTTTCAGGCTTCCTACAACCAAGTTTCGGTTTCATTGCTTGTGTCACCCGTGGCGTATTCGTTGCAGGCACTTCAATGGAACGAAATTTCAGCAGCATTCACTTGGTCGGGCGTGTCGCCAACGCTTGACTGGGAAAATGCGACAATAGTCGTTTAACGAAAGGAAACTCAATTGACGAACCCAACCTCAAACTATGGTTTTGTTCTTCCCACGTCCACCGATTTAGTGACGGATTTGCCAGCAGATTTTGAAGTGGCATTGCAAGGCGTTGACACACGGTTAAAAGCACTACAACCCGGAACGACACTTGGCGACATTGCTTATTCATCAGCAACCGCAAACACAAACACACGTTTGCCAATTGGCACAAATGGTCAAGTCTTAGCAGTTTCAGGCGGTGTGCCAGCGTGGACAACAACGGCAGATGTCACACCGTTAACAACTAAGGGCGATCTATTTACTTTTACGACGGCGGACGCGCGCCTTGGTGTTGGCACAGACGGCCAAACACTTGTGGCGGATAGTACCACCGCAACAGGCTTGAAATGGGCTACGCCTTCAAGCGGAACTCCAGCCTTAGTTGGTGTAAGTGCCTACGATTCCGTTGGCGCAGGACAAAACATCTCAAACACAACTTACACAGCATTAACTTACGATTCAGAAAATTACGATACAGACGCTTTTCATAGCACTGCAACAAATACAAGCCGATTAACAATTCCAGCAGGTAAAGGCGGAAAGTATTCCGTTACCGCTTTCGTAAATTGGGATAACAATTCTACTGGTCGAAGAATCGTTGCTTTATACAAAAACGGAGTAAATACAAAAACGCTTGCCAATGAAACATCATCTGGTTATTTAGGACAATTAGGCGCTTACACTATTGTTCTTGCAGTTGCTGATTATATTGAAATCTTTGTTTATCAAGATTCTGGCGGAACTCGTAACTGTGATGAAAATAAATACTTCCAAGCAACTTATTTAGGAGCATAACAAATGGAACTATGGCAAATAATTTGTGAGACTTATCCAGAATTAACTGATGATGATTTTGTTAAAACTATTATGTTGCAAGATGATTCAGATGGTATGGGCGCATACATTCGCGAGTGGAATTACTCAAAGCCAATACCTGACGGCCTAAAACTGGGCAAATAGTGGAACACTTGACTAAGATGTATCCGCAAGGCACTTCAGCTGCGCTGATTGAAATTGCAAAGGCTGAAATTGGCACAATTGAGGAAGGCGACAACCTCACCAAATACGGCAAATTTACAAAGGCCGACGGACTACCTTGGTGCGGTTCTTTCGTCAACTGGTGTGCAGCACAAGCGGGCGTCAAGATTCATTCAGTCGTGGGCACTGCCGTTGGGGCACACAAGTTTAAAGAAATTAGCCGTTGGTCAAATATGCCGCAGTTGGGTTATGTCGCTTTCATGGACTTCCCACATGACGGCGTTGATCGTATAAGCCACGTTGGAATTGTTGTTGGCCTAATTGACGACAAGCAATGCGTCACCATTGAAGGCAATACCAGTGGCACAGGCGACCAGCGAAATGGTGGCATGGTCATGGTAAAGGTGCGCAACGTTGGCAAAGAAATTGTTGGGTTCGGGATTCCTAAGTTTGTCCCTTACAAGGGCGAATTCCCAACAATTGACATACCAAAATCGGGAGACAAACCGACAAAGGAGAAGACTAAAAAATGGACAAAGCCAAAGCCTTAATCGCTTCATGGGCACGATCATTCATGGCAGCAGCACTGGCCTTATACATGGCAGGTGTGACTGACCCAAAGACGCTTGCAATGGCAGGGGTCGCAGCAATTGCACCAGTTGTTTTGCGCTGGTTAAACCCTGCGGATAAGAGTTTCGGGTTAACGGGGAAGTAACTCGGAAACTCACGGCAGCAGCATTGACTTGGGCACTTGCGTTAATGCTGACTGCTTGTGGGTATCAGGGTTGGACACGTTATGAGTGCCAAGAATATGAAAACTGGTCAAAACCTGAGTGCCAAAAACCACAATGCGTCCCCACTGGAACGTGTACTGACGACGTACTTGGATTCACAACACCACAAACCAGCAAGACGCCGCGCCCCTGAGGACGTCCACGCGCAGCTGATTTTGATTATTGGCGCAACCCTTGCAGCGGTGTTTTTAATTGTTACCGTTGGCATAACTTACGCGCTCATATTTGTCACCCAGCCGATTGGGGCACAAGCACCCAACGACGCAGCCTTTATTGACCTATTGAAAACCTTAGCCATTTTCCTGACTGGTTCGCTGGGCGGTGTGCTGGCTGGCAACGGACTGAAATCCAAGCCAAAGTCAGGTGACACGCCGACAAACACGCAAGGTTCTTGATTTGGCGCGCCTTGTGCGTCACCCTGAGTGCAGGTGGTAGTCGTTACCACCAAGAATCGGGAGAATTCAAAATGGTCGTTGATTTATTAGACCCGCAGGTTTTGCGGGCGTTGTTCCTTGTCGGTGTTCTTTGCACCTTAGCCGCTGCACTTGGTTACTCATTTGGGCACAAAGACGGAAGCCGTGAAGGCTATACCCGCGGGCGTGCAATTAGTCGCCACATCTCACAAGCCAAAAGGGAAGTGAAATAAATGGGGTTCTTGGATAACTACGAAGGCAACAAAGAGCGCACGGATCGTTGGATTGCCACTTTTCCACAAGGAATCATTCATGCCGTCATTGAACAATTTGACGCTGACAAGGGCTATGTCCTAGTGAAGGCAATGGGTTATCGAAACCAAGAAGAAACCATACCCGCTGACATTGACTACGCTTATGGGTTTTTGGCTGCTTACAATCCCAATATGAAACGCTGGTTTGTTGAGGATACGGTGACAAGCGCAAAACTTAGGGTCATGGCTAACTTGCTAGGTGGGACAGAAAAAGCCACAAAGGAAACAATGCAACAAGTCGAATCTATGAGTGCAAAGGTTGCCACCGCAGACCCAGCAAAGGAATACGACTACTGGACAACTAAATTTGGCGAAGTGCCAAGTTACAAAACTGAAGAAGATATGGAAGCAGCTGGTGTTCCAACTTTGGCTTCAGGTGTGGCAGAAATTGCAACACAACTGGGCGGTCAATTGGGTGCTGAAGCACCACAATGCCGTCACGGCCACCGCATTTTCCGTACTGGAAACAGTGCAAAGACCAAAAAAGACTGGGCAAATTATTCATGCGTAGGGCGCAAACCCGATCAGTGTGACCCAATATGGCTAATGCTTACAAGTGACGGAACTTGGAAGCCACAAGTATGACGAAGCAAAGACTAATCAAAATACTTGTCTGCATTGAAATTGTGTTGTTTTTGCTACTGATTGGGGTGGCATTTCTATGAGCGATTATTGGGAAGTAATACAAGTCAAAACAATGACTGGCAAACTTATGTGTGAAGGTGAAGTGGTCGCCGAATACAAAGTTGAGCAATGCGACAAGTGTTCAAGCATTGTCAAATTTGATGAATTTGGCTATCAAAAAGGCTATGGCAATGAAAAGGTCATTTGGTTTTGTGCGGGTTGCCGTTGAAAATTACATTGACGCGTCAGGAAGAATTTGAATGTCATGACGCAGCCCTAGCCCTAGCGCGAGAAAACAAAGATTATTGGCAAACCCGCCCAGGTGGTTATTCCATGGAAAAGTCATTCCACGATCTAATCGCACAAGACGCCCAAAGTATCGGCAGTGAATGGGTTGTTGCTAAGTATCTCAATTATGAGTTTGACCCATTCTTGCAAAAGGGCAAATTCAAGGCTGACGTTGGTTCTCACTTTGAAGTGCGTTGGACTAAATACGCCTCAGGGCAGCTGATAATTCATGAATACGACCGCACTGACGACGTGGCAATCCTTGTCACTGGTGAATCACCACACTTCCACATTGCAGGGTGGATTCCCATTGCCATGGCTAAGCGTCCAAAGTACCGACACACGAAACAACCAAATTGGTGGGTTACACAAATCAACTTGCAACCTATTGAAAACCTTAGGAGAAGCAATTATGGACACAGTGCAGTTTGAGTGCAGAAAATGCAAGAAGATAACCAAACAAATAATCCACAAGGTGACGGACAACCTTCCCAATGGTGTGGAAGTGATTCAATGCACCAAGTGCGAAGTCATGGGGGTTGCACAGATAAGGGCTTCAAATGCCAGTCTATGAGTTTAAATGCACGGTGTGCCAAATCAGTGTTGAGGTGGATAAGTCAATCCACGACGAACACCAACCAATCTGCTGCGGTCAAAACATGAATAGGTTCTACTCAACCTTTGGCATTTCCTTTAAGGGTAAAGGCTGGGGCAAAGATGCAAAATAGTCTTTTCAACGTTGTTAGCGAAGTAACAACCACCAATGATTACTACACGCCCAAATGGCTATTTGACGCAATGGGCTTGACGTTTGACTTGGATGTTGCAGCACCATTGCAAGGAATACCGTGGTTACCTGCAAAGCGTTGGTTTAGCCAAGCAGAGGACGGATTAGCACAAGAGTGGGGGGGGGGCGTTGGTTTGGATGAATCCACCTTTTAGCAATGCGACGCCGTGGGTACGAAAGTTTATGGATAACAAAAACGGCATTGCACTTGTACCAGTTTCACGATCTAAATGGTTTTCTGAAATTTGGGAGTTGTCCGACGGTATTTTAACAACACCGCCTGATTTTAAATTTGAACGTCCTGACGGCAAATCTCAAACAATTAGTTTTCAGACGTTTTTGTTTGCCCTAGGTGATGAATCAGTAGCTGCATTGCAACGCACAAAGTTAGGCAGGGTCAGATGAATAGTTATCCACAGGCGTTATCCACAGGCGTGCAAAACTTGTGGGACACGCCCAACGGTATGCGTAAGTTATTCACTTCCTTGACAGTCGGGGTACGCTGGTTTCGCTTGAAGCGAGCCGCTGATGCGGATTGCTCGCAAGGGCGTAATCGGCTAATGGGCAAGGTCTATGTCATTGCGGCATTGCTTTCAATAACAAGCATTCACAATTCATCAGCTGCTAACTATTCAATAGACCATTTGAAGTTATATGCACATTCTAGGATTCTTGACTATAAGGAATTCCAATGCTTCAACAAGATAATCACAAAGGAATCTCGTTGGTCATATTCAGCGCGTAATGGTTCGCATTATGGGTTAGGGCAAATGCGATCTACGTACTACCGTGACCTTGACCCATTCAGACAGATAGACGCAACGATTCGTTACAATCACAAACGTTACTTGACCCAGTGCAATGCTTGGTCATTTCATTTGAAGCATGGGTACTACTGATGTCTAGTGCATTAAAGGACAATGGCAGCACAAGCCAATGGCGCAAGATTAGGCAACGCATACTTCAACGCGACGGACATACTTGCCAGCATTGTGGAATGGAAGGCAATTCAGTTGACCACATAACGCCAAGAAGCCTTGGTGGCAGTGATGAAGACTGGAATCTGCAAACCTTGTGCATTTCATGCAATTCAGCCAAAGGGGGGCGGTTTTTTAATAGCCCAGCGACAC